TGAATAATCCTACAAGGTCCAACGATGGAAAGAAAAAGTTCTATGTCTATGTGAAGAATGACAAGGGTAACGTAATCAAGTTGGGATTCGGAGATCCAAATATGGAGATCAAACGAGATGATCCTGCAAGGAGAAAATCATTTCGTGCAAGACATAACTGCTCAGACCCAGGCCCCAAATACAAAGCAAGGTATTGGAGTTGTTATCAATGGAGAGCATCAGCAAAGGTGGACAACTAATGAAAAATTTCAAAGAGTTTATAACAGAAAAAAGTGTTCCTAATGACCCAAAACTTTGGTCTAGGGCAAAAGCACTTGCAAAACAAAAGTTCGATGTTTATCCGTCAGCTTACGCAAACGGATGGGCAGCAAAATGGTATAAGTCCAAGGGTGGTACTTGGAGGTCAGGGTGAAACGATTCAGAGAGTTTTCCGAAGACCTACGAAAGTGGTTCGATAAGAAAGACCCTCAAGGTGGATGGAAACGAATAGGAACAGATGGTTCTGTTTTGGGTCCGTGTGCTAGACCAGACAAAGATGGTGATGGTGATCCAGATGGACCAAAACCTAAATGTATGTCTAATCGTAAGATACGTCAACTGACAAAGAAACAACGTGCAGCCGCGGTTCGTGCAAAAAGAAAGTATGACAAAGATCCAGACAGAAAAGGCAAACCAATCAATGTCTCTAACTTTGGAAAGGGTAAATTGTGAAAAATTTTAGACAATTTATTAAAGAAGAAAAAGAGATGAAGGTTGGTGGATATCAAACAACACATCATTATATGTGTCCGTCTGCGATTAAGTTTCTCAAAAAACACATGAGGATGGACCATGACGTTCAGCACTTGGAAGACATCGCAAGATTAAGTGATGATGTATTCAAGATTGAAGCAGAAGTTGAGAAGTCGGGAAAAGTATCAGACGATCAAATCAAAACTGCACAACGATTGACAAACATGGTTTACGACATTGTAAAAAAGATGGGACATGAAAAGAGTGAAGTGAGTTATATGGACTTGCATATGGATGCAATCAAGAATCCAGAAAAAGCAGGGTCTATGAAATGAAACGATTTGTTGAGTATTATCTTGAAGAAAAGGACATGAGTCATTGTGACTGCAAAAACCCAAAAGGTTTTTCTTGCAAAGCATCTTGTAAAGCTAAAGGAAAGGTTGCAAGGACAGGTGGAGAATACAAAGGTAAAAAAGTCAAATCAAAAAAGTATGGTGGTCCTGCATGATAACACATGGAAACAGTATACCAGAAATACAGACCAGCGCATGAGGTCTTGATTGAATACTATGCTTATGAGGATTTGAGAAGAATACTGAGATTGGAATGGGAACACGAAGATGAGTTATATAGAAATCATAGTGATGTTTTATGGAAAGAATATGAAACTGCATACGCAAACGAAAAACGCAGGGAGGAAAATTCAAAATCTGCTAGGATTGCGAGGAAACTCGAGCAGATGAGAATGACAGAAGAACTAGTAACTAAAATCAAATTGAGGAATGCTAAATGAGTTATTCACGATGGTCCCATTCTCCATTCTACACTTACTGGTGTTCAAGTAAGGCAGAAAGAAAAGAGGATGAATTATTTGCTTGTCATGTAGATTTAGAGTCACAAGTAATGATAACATATGAAGAGTGTAAGAAAATAGAAGATAGTTTGATTTCAATAAAAGGTAAAATCAATCAAATAGAAGATGATGAAGAAGCGACTGAGTTACAAGGATACATCAAAGAGTTCATATCAGATGTGGACTTCAAATATTTGACTGAAATAAGAGGTGGACAATAATGAAAAAGTTCAAGGATTACATAGAGACAGAATCATTCACGGAAGAAGAATGGGGCGACATATTGTTCGCAAAAGAATTGGAAATACGAAAAATCTCAGAAGATGTTTCTCGTTCAGACCTTGATCAGATAGAGAGATATGCAGACAAGTTATTCGCTGCTGTTGGTATTGATGTTGAGTTTACTCGTCATTTTCTGGATAGGGTTAATGATGAGCGAAACAAGAAACCAATTAATACGGCAGAACTTATACGTCTTTTTAGGCTCACGTATAAAAAACATGGTAAGAAGATTCCAAAAATGGGTCCAGATGCACAAGCGGTAATACATGACATGGAAACTGATGTTAATATGCCTTTTGTACTTCAGCGTGATCGTGATGGTATGTTGGATATGGTGGCGAAAACAGTGATGAGAAAAAAAGATTTCAAGACAAGTAATCAAAAGTTAAAGGTATAATAATATGTCAGATGATTTTGATTTTGGGTTTAGTGCAGTATCAACTGAAGAGTTCCAAAAGACCCAGACAACAACAGAAGTTCAACCATCAGTGGTTTCGTCTGATGAGTTTGACGAACTCAAAAAGAAAATGGACTCAATCTCAAGTTTGATTCAAGCACTTGGAGATAAAGAAGATACAAGTTTGTTTGATGAGACAGGAGAAAAGATTTCTCGTTTAGAGGAAAAGGTTGACAAGATTTTAGAGATTGAGTCAACACAGATTGCAAATGCATTAGGAGAACAAAGTAATTCAATTCGTGCAGTCATTGACGAAGTTGAGGAACGCAAAGGAGAACTCAATGAAAAGTTTGCAAACAGATTGAAGGAGTTGGAAACATTAGTTGTTCCAATGCTAAAAGGGTTGATGAAGAATCCAGACAAGGAATACATTTACTGGCCGAATCGCACACCCATCTTAGAAAAACAGATAGAAAAAGTTTATTCCATCACAAGGGAGTCATGAAAAAGTTTAGGGATTATCTGGTAGAGTTTGATGCACCAACTATCTATTGTGACATGGATGGTGTTCTTGCTGATTTTGTAAAGTTTACCAGAGAACATCTGGGACAGAAGTTTACCGATGAAAATTGGCACGACTTACCACCAGATATGTTTTATCAACTCCCACCAATGCCTGATGCAAAACAATTGTGGAGGTTCATTGGAAGATACAATCCAAATATCCTGACTGCTATTCCCAGAGAAGGTCGTGGACCAATCTCAGAACGTGCAGCCGAGGATAAGAAAAGATGGATGAAGAAACATTTTGGTGTGAATAATGCAAGGATTTATGCAGTCATGCGTAAAAACAAAGCAAACTTTGCAAAGGATGGTAAAGATGGAAGACCTAATTTACTGATAGATGACCATGCAAAAAACATTGATGCGTTCAGAAAAGCAGGTGGTTTGGGTATCGTTCACACATCCGCTGCGAATACCATCAAAGAATTACGCAAAATTGGGTATAGATAATTTATAAATATTAATATGAAAACTTTTCAACAATACATAGACGAGCGCATTGACGATAGAGAAAATCGTGACTTAGAGCGCAGAAAAGAACAACTCAAGAGGCTTACCAAAAGGTATAAGGATTCAAAATGATTGATACCGCATTTTTACGTTCAGTTGTCGAAGGTATGGTAAAAAATAGATTACCTAAAGAAGAAGGATCTGACGAACTGACACAAGAATATAAAGAAATGACTCCTGGGCAGACAGACGAAGCTCTTGACCCTGTGAACAAAGATGCAGTCAAAAAGAAGTTCAAAGACCGCAAAGACAAAGACATTGACAATGACGGAGATGTGGATAGTTCAGACAAGTATCTTCACAAGAGAAGAAAAGCGATTTCCAAAGCAATGAAGGAAATGACAGATGCGATTGAAGGGTTGGAAGAAAAAGATGAAGTCCAAGAAGCAAGAGGTATTCGTCTTACACCAGAACTTTTCAAGAACGTCAAGAAGTTTGGAGTTGAGTTAGAGAAGTATGCGAAGAAGAGTGGTGGAATTGACAAAGACGATTTCATGAAAGTCGCAGCAATCGCAAAGAAGGGAATGCTACCAGACAAGAGCGATATCCCAAGTGATACAGACCCAAGAGACAAAGTTCTCTCAATGATGGCAGGAATTGTTGGAGATGAGATTCTTCTTGCGTTCAAAGGACTTTCACCTTCTATTGACAATTACATCAAGAAGACGATGAAGGAAGAAACTGAACTTGAAGAGAATGATAAAGCGATGATGATGAAACTTACAACCAAGGCGATGAAAGCGATACCAAATTCACCACAACAGAAAGAGTTAATCAAACAAGTGAATGTTTATCGTAAGAAACTTGGAATGAAACCGATGAAAGAAGAAATTGAACTTGTTGAACGAAGAGCAGAAACTCCCGATGAATGGATGAAGAGGACAGGAAAGAAACCTACAAAGATTGAGCCTGGAACTGGTAAAGAGGGTGAGAGACAGGTTGCCATGGCAAAGAAGGCAATACAAAAAGCTGCAAGTAGAGAAAGAGAACTTGCACAGAAAGATGCAAAAAGAAGATATGTAAGAGGTGGTGGTAAATCTGGTGACTATAGTATGCCTGATTACAACATCGTCAAAGACATGAAGAAGTTTCCAAGGTCACTCGCAAGTGGATTGCAGAAAATGATTCCTGGCGTGAAGTTGTCCAATTACAAGATTGAGAAGACAAAGGTGCCTGGAATGGGAATCACATTTCCTGGCGATTCTGCACCTAAGTTGATGATTGAATATCGTGAGAGAATGTTTGACCCAGGGCTTGGAAAGATTGGTGCAGACCCAAAATTTTCAGAACCAGGCGTTGATACAAAAACTTATCGTAAGTTTGAGATGATTGTTTATATCAACGAAGCTGCAACTGCAAAAGATAGAAAGTCAGACAGAGTAGATTGGTTTCAACGAAAAGAGTTTGAAGGTAAAACTGCTGACGAAGTTGCAAAGAGAACACTTCAGTATCTCAAGACCAAAGTCAAGAGAATGGCAAATGAAGAGTTTGTCGTTGAACGAGAGATGACTGACAATGAGATGAAGAAACGAGAAGAAATTGTGATGAAACTCAAGAAGAAAATGCCTGAGTTCGTCAA